TAGCCAGCAGTTAGCCTGTACAGGTAACAACTGTGAACTATGACATGAAGAATATGGAGTAACCTTTAGACTTACCTACGTCCTCTGGCTTATCTTTAGGGTCATGGGACGTAGGTATTCCTTCAGCTTGCATCTTCTTGATGCGTTCCTTTGACTTCTGGCACATACTGTGGTAGTCAATGGATGTGTAGCTTACTGTGTGCTTGTCGTTACTCATATGTTGATCCCCGCCTTCCGCAGTTCTTCGTTTTCTTCTTTAACCTTCTGCTTTGCCTCGTACTCTAGCTTACGTTCAGCGCCACCCAAGAGCCAGTAGTAAATTACCTGACCACCAGTAGGCAAAGCCTTAACAGCTTTAGCTACGTTTTTATCGTCTTTTGTGTCCTCAGTAATCATAGCTTTTATACCTTTAGACACACCATCTATCAGTTCAACAGCAGGTACGGAGACAACCTGTGATCCTATAAAAGAACCAACTTCACCACGCTGCAAGTATCTTTCTGTTGAGTATTTACTAAAGAATAATAAACCAGTGAGTGTCCAAAAGACATCATCATCAAAACTCTCAGGATCTAATTCACCTGTTGTGATGTAATCTTTTGCTTGCTGTACTGTAGCGCCTGAGAGTCCCATAGCAGCAGCGTAGCGCAAAGCATTAGCCATGCCTTCTGCTTTTTGTTTAGGGCTTCCATACACCATCTTCTCAACAATATCTCTACGAACCAAATCAAGCTGTTTAAGAGAAAACGTCTTGAGCGCATAAAAAATTCTACCATTAGGCATATCAAGATACTTCTTAGGCATCTCTGATAGTGAGATAGGTTGAACGTCTGACAGTTCGTTCCACAGCATTAGCTTTACGTTGTCTGTCATCCTGTCGTTAGCTAAGTCATCAATTAAAGCAGATACTTCATCACCGTGGGTGTCTCTAAATCTCTTAGCAGCAGCCTCTGGATTTTTCTTAGCAATCTTAGACCACTTATGCAGTGAGGCATTCATCAAGGTTTCTTTACCAAGTTTATCAATTTTGTTGAATCCAACAGAACTCAGAATAAACTCAAGATTTTTTCCTGTGCCGTTAATGCTTGACATTTCAGCAGCTACTTGATTAATAAGGCCCATGTCCTCTACCGTAACTGTTTTCTTTCCGACTATGCTTTTAATAGTATTAACTAAACCGTTGAGGTACACAGAAGAACCTAAGTCTCCTAGCTGCGTCAGCGCAGAAGAAAACTGACCTAGCAAAGATGCGTACTGTAGATTTTTTGTACCTGATATAAACTTACTAGCCGCCTGTTCTCCTAAACCAAACCGAGCCGTCAGCATCGCGGTAAGCGTATCAAGCTGGTCAGTGTCCATACCCTCTTTTGCTCGTTGTGCAACGTAACTAGCAACACTAAGTTCTGCGTCAACTATCGTAGTGCCCTCTTTGTTTACGGCTTGGTTACCAAAAAACTTACGTTTTTCAGTTTCTCGTACTGCACGAGTTACGTACATGTGCAGAGACTCAGGCGCACTATAGTAGTACTGGTCAATTACGTCATCCAGTTCTTCTATTTTTCTTTGCTGCGCCACGGCAGGACCACCCCTACCTGCGCCGCGCTGTCTCTGCAAATACTGAGATACAACTAAGCTGATTTCATCGTCATCCAACTCTCTCCAACTTTTAAAAGTAGTTTTTAAGTTTTTATTTTTTGACGCAACGTATTTTTCCAGGACTCTCTCTACCTCGGCTTTACGTGTTTTACCTACCGCGTTTAACAGTCCGTCGAGATCCCTGACAACACGAGGAAAGTAGTTGTTTCTGTATTCAACCTTGACGCCAGCGTTAGCCAACCCTTCGTACAAATCGTTTAGAACACTCCGAACATTCTCTATCTCAGGTAAAAGTTCCCGCATTTCTTTTGCCGTGCTTTCGCCAGCAATAGTTTTTGCTTCGTCTATGTTTCCGTTAAACAACGCACGTTGAAAACTCTTAAACTCAACTGGGTTTTTCTTGTTGGCTTTTGCAGCACCTGTGATAAACTTCCCCAGTTTATTCATAGTTTCTGCTGTGTTAACGTGCAAGTCTTTTTCGTATTTACGTAAACGACTAAATGTTTTTTTGTCTATGTTTTTTATTACGGTGCTAATAGGGGCGGCTAAAGCATCAAACGTTTTGCCTAGCTTAGATGTAGACGCTAATGGATTATCTAACGCTGCTACAATTTTAACAGAAGATTCAACGTCAGGTATTACAGGCTGTCGAGATGCGTGTAAAAGCATGTTGTCTAAATCATCTGTGGTTAGGTTAAGTTTTTTGATAGAAGACGACACAATAGTTTCTTCGTCTAAACCAGCAACAACACCTTTGGCGTACTCTTGCTCCAACTTGTCTACTGTTTTGTTAGCGTTCCTCTGTGACCGTGGCGTAGCCTGTTTACCCACAAGTCGATACGCAACAGCCCTAGTACTGTCTTCAGCTTTTTTAACAGCTTCAACTCCTAGTCGAGTTGCAGAAACACTGCCTTTAAAAACAGCTTCTGTAGCTCTAGGAGCCACTGCGCCAATGCCCGTCATCATACCAAATTCTACGGGGTCGAACTCACCCTCAACTAGCTGTTTAGCAGCAGCAGTCTCAGCGCCAATACCGGCACCAATCGCAGCCTGTGTTATTCTCTTTTTACCCATTGGACTAGCGGTAGTTGGTGTCATCAAGGCACCTGTCATAGTACCTAGTATGCTGGCACTAGTGCTTTTACCGTTGTCTTCTTGCCAAATAATAGTCTCAATGTTTTCTAACTTTGATGCAAACTCTCTACGACTTGCCAAGTATTCCTTGCGCTCTTCGTAGTCTAGGTTTTCAAAGTCAGCACCGTACAGTTCTGCAGGAGAACGATACGTGGGCAAGCCGCCTTCAAAGTCTATGTTTCCCATAGGCATGGCAGCTTCTAAAGACAAACTCCAATCTTGAGCGTCAGTGTACGTAGTATCGTAAGCTAACTTAAACTCGTCCCACCAGCCGATGTCCTCTTCAGGTTCATCTTCCCGCTCGTACTTATTGATTATTGCCTGCTGTGCTTCCGTAAAACCAGCATCGTCGGACTCTTCAGAGGATTCCTCAGGGTCTTCGTACTTAGCTAGTATAGAAAGTTGTGCTTCAGTAAGACTCATTATCCACCCTCGTTAGCAGCAGCTAGAAATGCGTCACGATCTTCTTGAGAGAATCTGTCCCATACAGCCTGCGACACGCCAGGAGGTGCCTTTTCTGTCGTCGTAACCTCAGTCTGTTGAAACTCACCGTCTTTAATTCTAGCCAGCGTTCGTTCTCTTGCTCGTGCTTCTGCTTGTTCTTTAGTTACGTCTTCTTCACGAATTAAGTCTAAGTACGTAGCCGCCCAAAAAGCCTGTGCTTTAAGTTTATTTTTACCGTCTAAGTCTGAGTAGTCATCGTCTCCTGCTAAAGAAATACTGCCCAAAGTTAATTCTGTTTTTGTTATGTTAATTCTTCCTTCTTTTTTGTCTGACGTAGTTACTAATTTTGTGGCGTCAGCAGGCAGAGCTGTAATTTGAGTAGGGTCGTTGGGGTCTTGGTACGCTCTTCGCTCTACACCGTTAACAGTAATATCCCCGCCCCACACTGGTGTTCCGTCCTCAAGAACATACTGATCCATGTCGGCTGTTTGAATCTCAGTTTTTCCTCCGTCTTTAATCAGGTTCTTTGCTCCGGTAATCGTGATTACTCCCAGTTCTAACAACTCTGCAGCTTCTGTTGCTTCTGGTCTGTCTAATTTTTTAGCGTTTTCTATAAAGGCATCTTCTTCTCGTTTAGCCAAAGCTTCTGTAGCAAGTTTAGATACAAGCTTAGGAGGAACATCTTTAAATTGACCGGCGACTACTGCTTGACCAAATGCAGTATCAGACAAATCACTGGCAGTAACAAACGCTTCTAAACCTGCTTGGCCTTGCTCGGCTGCTGCTGTCGCTTGTCTAGCCGTAAGTAAAACATTGCCAACCTGCGCGTCTGTGTACATGCCACTTTCTACGTCATCAGCAAGGTCGTCTGAACCCATAGCCCTTAGTTGTTCAATAGCGTTTTCTCTTGTAGCTTTTTGACCCACTAATTTTTGAGTATCCATTGCTCCTCTAAGAGCCGACGACGGATCTTTGTACTGCCCAGCAATTAACCCACGTATGCCGATAGAAGCGTCTTCAGGAGACATACCAGCGTCTTTAGCTAATTCGTTATAAGCTGCCATGTTTTGACCAGTAGCTAAATTAGTGTTAGCTAGTTCAGCACCTTCACGAAATATTTTAGCAAGATAGTCTTTGTCTTCTGCGTCTGCTTCTCGTGCTTTCTTACTCAACATTCCAGGATTTATTGCACCAGCCGTTGTGTACTGATCTACAATTTTTCTAGCTTCTTCTATTTCTTTTGATTGCCTGCGGCGCGTAAGCATTCCCCCAAGCTGTTGACCTGCACTTTTACCAAATGCTTCTATAGGTGCGCCTATTGCTTGACCTGCGAATTTACCTGACTGTGCAAGCATGTTTGCTATTGACTCATTAGCCATTTTAATTTCTCCTGTTAATCAGAGCTAGGCCACCACCACGGCTTTCCATCCTTGTCGGCTCCTGTAAGAAGACCGCCAATTCCTCCTAAAACACTTCCGTAAATACCGCCGTACAAATTAGCAAGACCTGTGCGTTGTCCTACTAATCCTTGGATGTTTCCTAGTTGTGCTTCAAAGTCAAACTCTGCTTGCTGTCTTCGTGCTACATCAGCCATACTAGCTACGTTGAGTGCAGGACTCATGGCAGACAAAAGTGCTGCCTGCGGTGCGTAGCTTTGTTGCAGAAACTGTCCTCCTAAGGTCGCTTGCTGTTGTTGCTCTGCTTGTGCCTGTTGCATAGCGCCCAGCATAGCCGTGTTTTGTGCTTCAGCTTGTGCCTTAGCCATTGTCAGTTGTTCAGGAGTTCCACCAAATTGGCTAGTTGTTACACCGCCACGACCTTGAGCAAACAAGCGTTCTTCTAAAGCTAAACGCTGTCGTTGTTCTTCAGGCCGCTGTGCAGCCCTGATACGTTCGTATATGTCTGTCTCTCGACCCGCAGTGTCTTGCATAGCGTTTGTAAAAAACCCTGAAGCACCGCCAAACAACTGATTTTGCATCGCCAACTGTTCTGGAGAAAGGTTATATTGAGTTCCCGTAGGACCAGCGGTTACGCCTCCTGTTGAACCTGTGACAGTAAACGGTTGAAACGTGGCACTAGGTGGTGTTATCTGCGGAAGAGGGTCTGTATATAAGTTTGTTAACTCGTCCGGTATAAGACCAGAAGTAAGACCTCCTAAAAGATCGCTAAGAATACCCATCAGTAAGTTCCTCCGTCAATCGTCCCTGTAGACAGAGTTCCTGTAAACGTCAAGTTAGGTATAGTAACAGTACCTGTAAACGTAGGTGAAGCTGTGTTCGCCTTGGTCGCAACAGCCGTTGCAATGTCGTCAAACTCTGTGTTAAATTCAGTGCCTTGAATAATCTTGCCAGCATCTCCAGAAGGCAAACTATCCTTAGCAGCAAAGTTAGTTGTCTTTGTATAGTTGCTCATAGTGTTTTACCCATTAGTGCTAATACGTTAATTTCTTGGAGAGATAAAGCAAAACCGTTTATTTCTGACTCAAGACCAATAGTAATAATAGTGCCAGAGCCTGTAGTATTAACAGGAGGTCTGGTTGTTGTTGCTCCTCCAGTGAACTCAGCAACTGTGTACTCTGAAGCTGCTTCGTTAAAGTAAAAGGGAGTCTGGTTTCCTACCGTAAACTCTTCTGTACTGTACGTTGTACCAAAGTCATATGCCCACTTCATAAACACAGTAGCGCTGTTAGCACCTACCAGTGTTGGACGTATTTTCTTTAAGAACTTAAGTTTAGACGGATCACCAAACGTCAGACCCGGACTGTAGTACCTAAAGCGATAGCTAGAAGTCTTAATCGTACCTGAGTCATTGTACTCATCAGCGTGCCCTGCGTACTCACCTACGCCGTCCACAGTACCTACAAGGAGCGTACCATCGTTCTTTCTCTCGTAAGACTTAAACGGTGCAGAGGTCCAACGTGTGACTCTGTAAGCGTTATTCTCTAGTTTACCCTTGAGATCAAAGCAGTACGTAGTTGACTTGTCTGGAAACGTAATGAGGTAAAAGGAGTTCTCAGGGCTGTACACAGATGCCGTTGGTGCAGTTCGTGTTTCAATTAAATTAATAATCTCAGACTTTATGTTTACACTCAAATCAGACAGCGGTAGTGACTTTTCTTGTATAGTCCTACCGAAACTCCTCAAGCCGTTCTGAGACATAAACAACACATCAGTACCTATGTGCTGTACAGAGTTTCTACAGATGCACCCAACGCCAGCAACAGTATCAGACAGTGCCATCGTTGCTGGACTAACGGCGTTAGCGTACACGATAATGCTGTGCTTGCCTAAGATTAGCAGAGCGTTGTTGTGAGCAACCAGTGCCCGTACTTCGTCGTACCCGTCAGGCCACGCCTTAGATACATCTATAGAACCACTGGAGCCACCAGTGAAGTCTGTGCCTATCAGCAGGTCAGACCAGTAAATAGTCTGTGTGTCTGCTGTGTTATCTACGATCCACAATCGTCCGTAAGCTGCTAGAGCCTCGTGACATTTTAGGGTTGCTGCCGTAGCACCGCCGTTAGCCACAGTAAACGTACGTAATCCCGTAGCGTTGTCGTACACCAGAGGATCGTACCCACGCTGAAAAAAGTAAGCCTTATCGTTAAAGTTTACAATCTTCCAGTTGTCTGCAGTTATTGTGTACGAACTCGGAGTAATGTCAGTAAGCGTGTCATCAGGATTAGTCGTCTGTGTAGTCTTAAATATCTTGTTGTTCCCTGTGACAAAGACTTCCTCGTTACCTGCGTCATCGTAGAAGTGGTGCAGCTTAACAGCGTAGTCAGAACCTAGAGGTGTGTTTACAGCAGTTAACAGGTCTACTCCCTTACGTGCAGCAATACGTCCACGCTTGTCAATCACAGCGTTGTCAGCAACGTCAGCGTAAGAAGGATCCTGTGCAATAGGAGAGTCTTCTGTGTTGACTCCTTTAAACG